GATAATGCTAATGTAAGAGCAGGTTCAGATGAAATTTTAACACTTCCTGAAGGAAGTAATTATAATATTGTATCACCACAAGGTAATGTTCGTGATGTGATTGAAAATATTAAATGGCAAATAGAATTAGTGGCGTTGAATAATCATCTATTCGTTACTTTCGCACAATCAGGTGGTGAAGTACCAAGTGGTATTTCCCTAATGATTAAAGATTTAGAACGCCACGAAGATTTTATCGATGATAAAGAATTATATCGTCAATACGAAAAAGATTTCTACAGAGTAGAGTATGCTCTATCGCAAGTAAACAATCTTGGACTTCCAGAAGTATCTCAATTTAAAGTAGATTTTGCTGAAGTTGAATATCCTATGACTACACAAGATAAGATTATGTTGAATGAGTACAAGTTGAAACATAACTTAACTACTGAAGCTCAATTATTAGCAGAAGAGAATAAAGACCTAAGCGTAGATGACGCAACACAAATAATTGAAGAAAATAAATCAGTAAATCAAACATTAGTAGTCGAAGATGAAAGTAACAGTCAAGAGTAACGTCACTTTTAAAAAACTAAAAAAAGCCAATTTAGAAGAAATGGTTTTTAATAGTTTGATACGTCCATTAGGGAAAGCTGCAAAAAAGAAAGTGGACAATGCGTTCAAGAATAATACCGATATAAACGAAAAACCATATCCTCCATACACAGCGAAGTATAGAAGAGCAAAAGAAAAAGCAGGTAAAGGTTCTGAGCCACAAATGGTATTTCACGGAGATTTAAAACGCAGTATTTCAAAAGTATTAACCAATAAAGAAAATATGACTGTAACTATTAAATCAGATGAATCTAAACTAGGTAGAAGTAATCCTTATGGTAAACCAAGAGCAAATTATGGTGCGTTACACTTAACAGGTCAAACAAGAAGCAATAGACAAACTCCTAAAGTACGTAAATGGTTTTTTACAGAAGATGAAATTGCAGGAAATAAGATTTTATTGGATAGTAACTTGCTTGGAGGTGACTTTGATAAAGCTATGGCAGCATTTTCTAAAAAATTAGAGTCGCAATTAAAAACTAGAATGCGTATAATAGGTAGTAGGAAGATGGCAGCATCTTCAAATTTCGCAAGAACTGTAAAAATTTAATGGAAAATTTAGTCAAAAAAATATATAAGATGGTCGTAGAGTTACGAAAGATATCCGAAGCTAATAATGAGCTATTAGGATTTATCTGTAATAAAATAGCACCACCTGACGCAATTGTACAAAAAGAAGTAAAAGATTTAGATACAGCAGAGATGTTTGCAATTTCTATGGAAATGTCCGAGATATTTGAGAAGTATAATATTACTGCTGATGAGTATGGTCTTTCTTAGACGCTTCTTCTAGCTCAACAAGTTTTTCAATCCACTTACGTCTTTCATTATTATTCGGTCTACCTGATGGCAATGGCTCTAATCCTACTTTCTTAGCACGTTGTAATAACTGATAACGATTAGCTCTATCTTCTCTTCGTTTTTGTCTATATGGTTTTTTGCCCTGTTTTATTTTTTCTACAGCAGCTTTTTCTTCTATTTCTCTTTTTTTAGGTTTGTCATTTTTCGGATTTCTTTCTGGAAGGGTTTCTAGCATTTCTGTAACCTCTTCGCTTTCTGCGTCTATAATATCATCTGCGTCTATTTGTTCTGCTTTTAAGAACTTCTCAAATGGACTATCTACGGTTACATTGATATTTCTAACAAGTTTTCCTGAATGTTCTAATACTAGACGCCCTGCTTGGACATTACCCTCCACTGCTTCACGAATCATACTATTTAATACCATAGGTAGCTTTGCATTGAATGATACCATATATTTTTTATAATACATATCAACAAACCTATCATCTGCAAACCAGTTATGAATCGTTTGGGGGGACATTTTTAATTCCTCGGCTAATTGTTTTTTGGTTAGTTCTGGATTGTGAATCAATAAGTCGATTGCAGCTTCTTGGTTTGCCTTCTTCAGTTCAAGATTACTCATTTACCTTGCCCTCTGTATTTTTTCTTATAATACTTTTTAGAACCTTTTGTTCCGTATTTGGTATTGGTGCTATTACCTTGTCGAGTTTTTTTAGCACCATTAGACTTCCTGGTACGGTCTTTGAATAATGATTTCCTCATTTCTTGTAGACTTTTTCTGCTCCTGCGATTCCAAATGAACCTAGTGTAACCCAGACAAACGAGTTATAGATGTAGTCGTTTACCATTAGCTCTATTCCAATAATACCCATTGCTAAATCCACGATGCCGAATACACACATCAACGCAAAGGATAAAAAGCCAATAATATTCTTTTCATTGTATTCGTTTTTGTCTTTAAATAATTCCCACATAATACTTCTCCTATTTACTGTATTTTAATATAATTCCTTTTTTCAAAGGACTACCTTTCAGCTTCTGTTTAATAGACTTCTTACGCATTCCAAAAAGTCGTTTTGGTATAAAGTTCCTGGCTGTACTGGTAGTTACGTTCACGAATGCCTCTTTACTACTGGAACATTCATTGTTAATGAAGAACCTTTGTGTTTTTTATATCCACCTTTGGGATTTTTCATCAATTTATACTTACCCTTCTTTTTCATAAAGTGATATCCTCTTGGTGCTTTCACTTTCATTTCTTTCTACCTTTTTTCTTTTTCTTTTTACCTTTGTGATACGGCATAGCTATCTCCTTTTAATTTTTGTTTTTGGACACGTCTTAATGTATTCTATTCTGTTTTGTATCTGTAATCCTGTGTGTAATCCACAATAAATTATGTCCTTTTCCTTCCCAGCAAAAGCACATCTCTTGTTGATTAAAGAACAGTACTCAAACACGTTAATCGATGTCTAATTCTTTACGTAATGCTTTATCTGACATTGAACTTTTACTATTTATGACCAATTTAGGTGCATTTGGCAATCTTTTTACTAAGAATTGCTCATCTTTACATAGGCAAAGCTCTAAAGCGTCATCAGTCATCTTTTGAACGACCTCAAACACCTTGTCACATTCCAAACATTTATAATCATATCTTGGCATACACCCAATTTACATAATAAACTGACATAAATACCAACAAAAACCTCCAAAAATTAGGATTTGCAATCTAGTAAAAAACCGACAAAAAATTAGTGCAGTAATAATCCTGTAAGTCTAGCAATACTAGTCATTTAGAGGAATTTTTTTAAATCTTGATTCTTAAATATACAGTATTAAATTATTACTATTTAGTCATTAGTTGATACTTTGCAAGGAATGCTGGTACAAACGACTAAGAGATGTAAATCCACCCTATACCCCCTCAAAACAACAAAAAATATTATGTATAATTAAAATAAATCTGAAGAATTAGACTGATTGGTCGGAAAAAACCGACTGACTAGTCTAAAACTAGGAAAAAAAAGACCTTAAAACGTTTCACGTGAAACGGAAAGGGTGAAGCGGTCAATTGCTAAAACTAACCCCTAAAATAAATCATTTAACAATCTTGTAAAATTACTTGACATTGTAAATAGAAGCCTGTAAGTTATAGGGATTTATTGACAATTTGAGGCAGTAGGAATTACTTAAATCCGAGTCATTGACTCTTAACCTGACCTAATAGCAAAGAACTGAAAGTAGCGAATGTGAACACTCAGAATATCGGCTTCAAAGTTGGGACAAGACAGACAAGGTGAGAAGTTGAGAGATAACCTGCGAAAACCTAAGGACAATTCATTTAACCCCTTCCTATATGGTTAGGGGGGCGAAGTAATTGCCACGGCAACAGAAAAGCCCCCTTAAAGATTTTTTAACCCTAACAAAGGAAATACAATGAAAAAAACAGAGAGCGTGTTTGAACACGAATACTTTAACCATATTCTTGACGAATATTTCGAAGATATGGAAATTGAAGATAACGCAGACGCAAAAACAGAATTTTACAAAAGTATGATTCAATATAAAGCGTCAGAGCTTGTAAGAAGCAATTATGCTTTACAAGATGTCATTAATAAAGTAATGGCAGAATTAGTTATCAATTGGTTAAACAACAAACAACGCAGTATATAAAAAAGTCCTGATGTTTCACGTGAAACGTCAGGCAAATTTTCACAACCTAACGGAGGAAATACAATGAAACTAAATCAAGAAGCAATCCAAGAAATAAAGCAATTA